AGAAGCCGCTTGTGCGCGCTCTAGCGCAGTGGCCATGCCGACGTTTACGTTCACGGTAGTGTTGCGTTTGCCGTAGCCGGTGCGATCCGCTGCATCGCGGGCGATCGTGATCAGGTCCCGCGTGGAGAGGTCGGCGTCTTCGTCGTCGAGCTTGTCCGAGAGCTTGCGCTCAGCTTTCAGCTGATTGCGGAAGATCAGCGCGGCGTATTCATCGCGGTTGCGATCGTAACGCTCGACTTCGTCCTTGCGATACTGCGCGACGAGTTCTTGGAAGGCAGGGTCTTGATTGAATCGCCAGAGGCTTTGGTAGCTGAATCCGCTACGATCCATGATCTCATCGTTGCGAAGGCCGGAGGCGACCAGTCGCGCGACGAGATGGTGCGAATCGCGGAACTCTGTCACACGACCGGGCTTATAGTCGTGCTTTTTCGTTACCGCCGCGAGGTCCTCACGCGTGAGCGGACGAGCTTCGAGAATCTTCGGGGGCTTGCCGATCTGACGGGTGCTCTTCGGCAAAGCCATTAGAAGCCCCTACGGTCTAGCGCCGACTCAGGGGGCCGGGGCAGCGATCCACGCGAAGCGGTGATACGCGCGACGAGGTCCGAGAGTTCAGGCGGGATCGAGGTTTTCAACTGCGTGTTGTAGCGCGGGGAAAGCTCCGCGATGAGCTTCGCTTCGAGATCGTCGACTTCGTGCGAGGCGCACGCGCGAACGAGAATCTGGTCGAAGAGAATCCCGCGGGCGGGGATCGCCGCGGTCTGCGGCTTCCGCGACTTGCGCCCCCATGCGACGCGGTGCGTGTATACCCGCCCGAGTATCACCTTGCTCTTCCCGACATAGACCACGGTCCCGCGATGGCAGAGCAGGTACACTCCGCACCGCAGCATCACCGAGACATCTTCGAACCCGTCGAGCATTGCTTTTCCATTCTCCCCATGATCCTATACGTCGCGTCCGCAAAAGTCAAGCGCGCGCTCGCGCCAGCAAGCATACATCACTATCGAAAAAATGAAATCGGGCTGAGGACACCTCTGGGCCGCGCGCACAGACAAAATTTTGGCCCCCCACCCGGTTCGAGTGGGAGGCCGATGGTGCGGTGCGGGATGCTACCAAGAAGCAGATACGCCAGAGGATGAGCGAGCAGCGGGCTTCTCATCATCAGCGACCACAGCAGCGGAGAGCTTGCCAAAGTTATAGCCATAGGCAAGGCGCTTGCCAGCAGGAACGTGCAAGTCATGGGCAACGGGAGCACGCTTGAAGTGTGTAAGCAAAGCGTCCTCAAGCGCCTTGCGTTCGGCTTTCATCTCGGCGTAAGCCGCCTTGTAGTTGGCGTATTGCTTGGCGATCGGCGCGGGCAAGGTTGCGGTATCGATCGTCTGCCAATTCGCCTTGGTTTCGGTCTTAGCCATGTGATAACTCCTTGGAGTTGAGCGTGCAACATTGCATCGCCCGATCAATATCGCACGGCCCAGCTCGCCCGTCCAATCACGAATTGTTACAAGGCCTCATTCATTCCCCAAGCAGCTCCCAATCCCCCGAGATTCAGTCCCCAATGCGCCATTCCATGAAGGGGTTCACCTGTGCCCGACCCGCGGTCCTACCGGCTTTTCGTTCGTTCGTTCGTTTCCGCGTTCTGGGCTGTCCTCTCAAAAATCTCTCTCTCAAGAAAGACAGCATAGGACCGGGGGCAGAGCGGGTCGGACCGAGAATAGGCCCCGAACCGGGGTAAGGCCACAGGTGAACCCCAACTGTAAATGGCGCATTGGGAGGTGATTGGGGATGGGTTGGGGAGTGATTGGCGGGTGAATGAGGCAGCAAAGGCGAAATAATCTGCTGGCGCCTATTGATTATCCTGCGGATTGTGGTATACTGTTATAGACAGTCGAGAGGGAGGGTGCGAATGCACACAGTCATGGATTGGTTTAACCTATTCGGTGCGATTGTTGGCATTTGTGCATTTGCGTTCTTAGTATGGGAACGCTATTGAGCTACCGTGCTAATGTCCCGCACCGCAACATGCGAATGCATTCACGCGATTGTGATTTGACGCCGAGCGCGGGGCGCGGTATCGTAGACGCGGGAATTAACCCAAGCGGAGGCTGACGCGATGTACCATATGACACACTCAGATCATCAAATCGTGAGCAATTTACGCCTACAGTATGGTGATGCTCTTAAAGAGCACAACGATGCGGACATTGCTCATGCTTGGCGCGAATACAGTTTGAGCGATGATTACGATGTCAGGCATGATAAGCCTGAACTGTTCATTGAGTGGGTCAACATGATTAAGGAACAGGAGGCACAATGACCCAATCATTCACATTTCGCTCTGCAAGCTTTCGTGAGGTCACGGTCTCCGAGCCTGACGAAGCGACTGCTCGTCATCACGCGATGTATCGCCTGTGGGGGCTACCACACGGTTGGTGCCACAATGTAGGTAATGGCTTGCATATCATCGCGTTGGACGCAGTTGATCTGCGCCGGGAGCAAGGGGAGAGCGATCATGCCGAAGGTTAATCGTCACCCCGCACGCTACCGCGCTTATCGCATGGGTCGCACTGCGACTAATCGCAAGGGAATGCCCGGAAGGCGGATTATCGCAGCGGTGTTCATTCGTCCGAATAATGAATACACGTTGCACGCAACCAAGGGCTATCGCTACAGGCGCTTAGCGCCTTCGCGCAATGCGCTGCTGGAAGCATTGATGCAGCGGATCACTTGATCTTCGCCGGGAGCATAGCGTTCCCGCATCTCTTGGTTAACCCCAGTCACGAGCTACCACTGGGGTAAACTAACGCAACGGCTTAGAGTGCTAGACGCTCTGTGATAGCCACCGCGTTTACGTCGAGCGTAGCTCAAGACTTCTGAAAGATTGCAACATGGCAGAAGTAGACACCTCCGGTGGTGTGGACGTCCAGATCACCAAAGCTAAGCGGCAGATTGCCGTGAACACGAAACTTCTCTCGGACGAGATGTTCGCCGAGTGCATCTATCGTGGCCTCTCTGACATCCTCAACTCCGGCATGTCAAAGATCACCATGAAAGACCTCGAAGGCGAGGAACTCGAAAAGGCGCAGCAAGCCGCGTTCGCCAAAGCGGAAGAGAATCTCAAAGCTCTGCTCGCTGGCGAGATCAAGGCCAAGGGCTCGCGAAGCAAGAAGGCTTCAAAGGTCCCGACCGAGATCAAGACGGAAGCACTACGCCTTGCGAAAGCCGCGATCACCGATCAGATCAAGGCCGACGGTGGCAAAGTGTCGCACTATGCGAAATCCGACATCACGAAGTGGGCCAAGGAGCTTCTGGAAGCAGACGCTGCTTACTACGACATGGCGAAGGAAGAGCTTGAGCGGCGCAAGGCCACCCCGATCAAGATCAGCTTGGCGCAGCTTAAGCCTTCGGAGAAGCTCGTGAAGAAGGCCGAAGAGAAGAAGGCGCAAGCCAAGAAGGACAAGCCGCTCAGCGCAAAGCAGGCAGCAATGCCCGCACCGCGCCAGAAGCCCAAGCCTGCTGCGCATACTGCGCACTAACGTGATCTGCGCCGGGAGCAACACGGCGCCGGTCTAACTAACGTGAGTGAGTAATAGGAACTTCGGGCAAGCCCGTCGATGCACAGCCTAGGATCACTCACGGTTTTCAACTCTAACAGATGTCGGCCCTGCCCGGCATAACGGAGCAAGCTCATGACTAAAGAAGGATCGAATTTCATCCGTGAGATCGCGGAAGCCTATCAAGCGCTGGAGATTCTCCCGCAACGCGAAGAGCGCATTCGTGCGCTGGAAGCGCAAAGCATCGCCGACGGTGAGCGTATCGCTCGTTTGGAAAAGCGTCTCATAGATCGCCACAATGAGATGGAAACTCTCCAAGCGCGCATTCGCTCTCTGGAGGTAGAGCGGGACGACGCCAGCTTTCGCGAGTTGGTGGCGCAAGACCAAGCTGCTTCTGCGGTCGGAACTCTTCGGACGTTGTTCTCCAACGTCGGCGAGGCGCTAAAGGCATTGCAGCCGCCTGAGGCGATGGTCACAGAGCGCCCTTTAGAATCGTCTGTCCCGTCGCCGGTCGAAGCGGCGCCTACTGGATCGAGCGAGCCAACTCCGGAAGGTGGTGAGCCCATCATCTCCGGCACCCCGAACATCGACTCACAGACCACGTTGGGTGAGAGTGCCGCGGACCCTATAATGGATGCTCCTACTGGCGCAATCCAAGAGAGTGCTGGGCAGAGTCCTGTCACACACTCGGATGCTGGTACAACTATCACGGAAAGCTCGCCCGTTAAGCCCCACGGTCCCTACCACGGCCTCTGCTACTTCGACGTGCCGGGTTACATTTCCCTTCCCGAATGGATCGAAGGTGGCGGTACGCAAGAACTCTACTTCGGCCGCCGCACTGCATAACACCACTTCAGGGGAGGGCTCACGCTCTCCCCTTATTCTTTTGATTAATCACTTGATTTTATCCCGTTTCTGTGCTAAGATCATAAGATAAAATACGAAAGGGGCTCTCATGGATGCTTTCACAATCTACCGCGAATGGTGGCGCGACCACTACGGGTACGAATGTCCGATAACACGCGAAGCATGGCAGCGTTGGTGCGCACAGCCGCGCGTGGTTGAGTTCGTCTCCGACTTCGACTTCGACCGCGAGACGGAACGTCGTGAAGGCTGGACCAAATGAACGGCGCGGCTTTGCCAGTGTTCTCCGAACTCTTCTGGCTGGAAATCACCGCGCTAGCTGCATTCGCGCTGGCGCTGATTGCATGTGTGCTAATCATGGTGAAACGATGACCGACGACACACCCCGTCTTGCCCAAAGACGCGGCCTTCCCGACCACGAAGCAAGAATTGGTGTGCTATCCGATGCTCTCAAAAGCATCGCCAAGAATACATGCTGCAATAACTGTCGGGAAGCGGCCAATGTCGCTAGATCAGCCTTGGCGTCCTACGTCGGCCTTGCTCGCGAACCCGCCGCCGCCCTAGCGCCCAGCAATGGCGCGGTGGAGGCGGACGAAACAGATCATATCGATTGGGATATCCTCGCCGAGGAGCGCCTTGGTCAACGTCCTCGATCGGAACATGGGCGCCACATTCCCCAGACGAGCCCGGCGCCGGGCAATGACTCTGGGAGCCATTCTGCACATCGCATTGCCGATGCAATTTATTCTACACCTGGGCTCTACCTTTCCCCAGCGGATTCAAAGAAGGCCGCCAATGCTGTTATCGCCGCCCTAGCGCCCAGCAATGGCGCGGTGGAGGCGCGAGTACCAAAGGTCCGGACCAGCCATCACCGAAACAAGGAAGAAGCCGCACGACTTCAGGCGCTGGTTGACGAGAGATATGCAAGCGAGGCCGCCCCTTCCCCCGCCGCGCTGGACCCGGTCACGGTGGAACGGTGTGCGAAATGGCACGACACCCGCGCTCACGATACACCAGATGTGTTTGAAGCTGAGTTGCACAAAGTAAGCGCCAAAGCCATCCGCGCCCTGATCGGCCAGCCCTCCGGAGAATCCAAATGACCCATCTCTATTCCTGTCGCCACTCTGGCGATCAATACCGCATCACGAAATTCACCTCCGATCTCGAAGTCGAATCCTCATACCTCTGCACCGTCGCCGAGTGCGAATGCCCCGCAGGGGTGCAACCCACCTGTCGGCACCGCAAGATGCTTCCGAAGTTCCTTCAACGCGACGCGGTAGATACCGATTGGATGTTCGATTATGACCGCGGTGGGTGGGTGCAGATGGCGTTCGGAGAACCTGCTTCGCTCGGTGAGCAGTCCCGGGAGGTCACCGGGAGCGAACCTGTCGTTGATCTATCCCGGGAGGTCCCGGCGACTGCCTGGAGGCGAGGGTTATGAGCACCGTCGATCCGGACCTGATTAAAATCCTGCTCGCAGCGGGGATACTCCCCGAGATCGCCACCGATCGCGAACTCGCGCTTGCGGATACGCTGCTAGCGCGCAACGCCGGGAGCGTGTCCGCTGCTAGCACAGCAATGCAACGCGAAATGAAAAGGCAACGCCATGAAAGCCCATAAGATAATTCTTGAGATTGATCGTATGCTTCGATCTTTAGATCAACGCAACGATTTCTGGAAACGTATTCGCATTGCGATCTCGCCTGAGGAAGAATCTGATCTTAAGGACTTCCTTTACAAATACGAAATCAAACGAGAACGTGCACCAATTTATTATCATAGAATACGTGGAGTACCTATTCGTGTTGAATCTGATCCAATGAATGACGCCTTAATTATGGAGTCGCTCCGATGACAGCCACCGCCGCAGCCACTGCCGCCCCGGCATACGCAGTCCTACTCTGGTGCGATCTCCGCACCATCTACGTGCAATTCCCTGCACAGAACGGACCTTGCGTGGTGTCATTCCCCCGCGATAGCGGCGGCCTGAGCAAAGCGCTAGACTTGCTCAAGTCCCGCCACGCTGTGGAAGGCGCTGGCGCTGTGTACACCCAACCTGCTCCGCCGTTTAAACCCAGCGTGGCGATTTCGCCAAACTCCCGCGACGTAGTCCGTGAGATGTTGCGCCGCAAGGGGATACTCGGAGCGAAGCCGTGAGCTTCGGATATTTAATCGCTCACGTCGTGAGCGCCAGCGATGAGCCTCGCATTGAATTCGAGGTTGCCTACCGCGACGGCGATGAATGGTATACGAACGAGCATCATCGCGTATGGCCATTCTGGAATATGGATTTATACGATCTTTCACTCGATGAGTTGCAAATCCCTGAAGGTTGGATCGAACACTTGCACGAAGAAGCTATCAAATATGCCGCAGCGCACGCTCCGCCGAAGGCAGCCCGCCCCGAGTTCCTCAAGAACCTGCTGCGAAAGCCAGCGCAGTTGGTAGAAAGACGTGGATTATAATGTGGCCCTTTAGCATGATAAAACATCTTAGCGGGCGCTTAAACAATGAAATCCGTGAACGTGATCAAGATGCACTGCGCCATATCGAAAATCTGCAAGCTATTGCAGGCAAGCAAGAAGCCGAACGGCGCGCTTTACAAAACCAAGTCGAATACCTCGTCCGAACCATCCGCGAGATGGACGAGCAAATCTTCAAGATGTCCCAATGCACCAGCTGGGACCAAATGCGTCCAAACTTCGTTCAGCTTCAAGAAGGCATGACAGTCCGCAAACGTGCTGAAAGCGATCGTATCAACGATCTGCTCCGCCCTGAGCTTATCAAAACCTACGCCCCGAACCTTCTTGGAGACAAGTGATGCACTACGAAACCTCTGCTGGCCGCCCCACCCAAGGCCTCGCTTACGCGAAGCTCCTTGAAAACCTCCGCGAAGCCCAAGAAGGCGCGATCCTAATCGGCCACCTCGTTGGCCTCGAAGGCACTGTCGCAGACAAGGCCCTCGCCAACGGCTGGTTGATGATCGCCGAGCAGCTTCGCAGAATGCAATTCGTAATAACGAAGATGGCTCAAGGGAAGATGAATTAACCCTTGATTTCCCCCGCCCTCTATGAGATAATGAGCTTACAATGGACACCATCGCCAAGCCACCTACCGAAGAACAATCCGCGATCTACGCGCAAGGTGCGAACACCGCTAACCTGATGATCGAGGCGCTTGCCGGAACCGGCAAAACCCACACTCTCGAACACCTTGTGCCCCACCTCGGTCGCAGCCCCTGCCTGTACCTCGTCTTCAACAAAAAGAACGCCGACGAGGCGAAGGCCAAGATGCCCTACAACGTCGAAGTCCGCACTCTGAACTCCATCGGCTACCGCTGTTGGTCGGACACCATCTACAAGCCCCGTTTGGCTATGCCAAAGTCGAAGACCTATGACATCTTCAAAGAGATTACAGACGCTGCTAGCTCGCGCGAACGCTCGACTCTCTGGGCTTGTTATGATCAAGTTCGTTCCGGCGTCGATCTCGCCAAAGCCCTCGGGTATGTCCCCATCTCCTACCCACAAGCAACCTCCCTTATCAAGCGTGGCGCGTTCCACGATTTCCTTGACGAGGACCCGGACGATCTTGTCGCTGACCTTATCGACGAAGTCCTCTCGCGAAGCATCCGCGTCGCCTTCAGCGGCACCGTTGATTTTAACGATCAAGTATACATGCCCGCGATGTTCAAAGCGACATGTCCAAAGTATCCCGTGGTTCTCGTTGACGAATACCAAGATCTGTCCCCAACCAACCACGCCCTGCTCGCAAAACTGGTGCGAAGCCGACTTATCGGCGTGGGAGACCCTTATCAGAACATCTACGGATTTCGTGGAGCAAAAGCTGGTGGAATGGAAGAAGCCGTGGAACGCTACGCGATGACGCGGCTACCGCTCAGCGTCAGCTTTCGCTGTCCGTCGGAAATCGTGAAGAACGTCCATTGGCACGTGCCCAGCTTTCGCTGGTTCACTGAAGGAGGTCGAGTTGAGCAACCTGCAAACCTTCCTGCTAGTGATGTTACCGACGATAGCGTCATTCTGTGCCGTAACAACGCCCCGCTCCTTGCCATGGCGGTTAAGTTTATCACTCACGGTCGTAGTGTCAACCTTGCTGGCACTGACATTGGCGCTCGGCTTATAGCCGTAATGCGCAAGCTTGGGGATGAATCCCTCAACGGAGCCAAGCTCCTTGGCGCAATCGACGAATGGTTGCAAGCGAAGCTATCCGCCGAATCCAAATCCGCCCCCGATCTAGCCGCCTGCATGCGCGTATTCGCAGAGCGCTCCGCCGATCTCGGCCAAGCCATCCGCTATGCCGAGCATCTATTCGCACAGCAAGGCAAAATCCTGTTCTCCACGGGTCACAAGGCCAAAGGCCTCGAATGGGACACGGTCGTCCATCTGGACCCTTGGCTGTGCCGGCGTAAGCCGACCTCCCAGTCGAAGAACCTTGAATACGTCATCTCCACCCGTTCGAAGAACCGTTTGATCGAAATCGATTCCGAAGGCATTACCTTTTAATGGGAAAGTTCAAAAATGGCTCGGCTCGAAGACGCGCTCGTAGAGCACATAAGCGAAGCGCTTATAAAGCTCGAAAGAAGGAACGAGATTCGAATCTGCGAATGCTGCGGAGCGGTGATCCCGAACTTGGCAGGCGCCAATCTGTCTCCGACACAGCGGAAAATCTACCTCTTCATAGCGCGCAATCCTCGTTGCACCATGGAGCAGATAGTCAACAACGTCTACGCTGACGATCCTAATGGTGGCCCAAGAGATGCCCCCGGAACCGTCGCCACGCTAATCTGCACAGCCAACAAGCGGCTGCGAAATCAGCGAATCATCTGTCACTACGCAGGCGCTGATTCGCACTACCGTCTAGTCAAGACCGAAGGAACTTCTAATGCCAACCTCAACATCCCGCCTGTCCTACCCGGACTGTGAACACTTCCTGTCAACCGCGCTGGAAGACACCGTTGGGGCACGGCTTCCGTTTCCATCCCGCAGCAAGGCGCATCAGTACCAAGTGCGTCTACACTACTATCGCACGCTGTGCCGACAGGACAACAAGAAGATTCATCTCGACCGCGAGCACCCGCTACACGGGCGTAGCGAGTTCGATCCGCTCCGGATTTCCATCGAAGGCCCTGACGCCTCCGGCGAATGGTGGGTGTTCGCACGAAAGTACCAAGTGAACGAAGCCGAGATTGAGCTTCTCTCAGAAGTGGAGGGCACCGATGCCCCGTAGCTACGCGGAATCCTTCCTTCCCCTGCTCTACAACGCCCTCGAAGAGGAAATCGGGTTATACATCCGCACCGACGATCGCATCAAGCTTGTGAACACGCTTTACGAAGCGCGACAGAAATGCGGTGACGAAGCCCTCGACGAGCTTATGATCTTCCAACCGGAAGCCGACGTTGTCTTTATCGCAAAGCGAAGCACGGAGTTATCCGAATGAACCTCATCGAAATCAAACGCTTCTCGTCCGGGGACTATGGCGTGACCATCCCATCCCGCGACACCATCTTCGTCTGCGGAAGCCTATTCATGGTTGCATACACCGTCGTGACGGAACTCTGGCGAAGCCATGCCAAACCCCGGTAGTAGCCGACCACTGCGGCGGGTGACCCTGAACCTCTACGAAGAGGACTGCGTCGCGCTAGAGCGCGAGCACGGTTACGGGTGGACCGGACGCGTCCGCGAAACGATCCACGAGAGCGTGCGCAAGCCAAGAGTAGACCCTCCTGTTTACCAAAAGCTGAAGCTAGGAGACCTTGAATGAGCGAGCCCGCTGATCTCTCCCCCGAACCCTACACCCTCGACTTCCTCATGTCCATGGACCCGGTGGAACTCACCACGCAGGACCTTGACATGCTGATCCAATACCACCGGAATATCCGCGCCGACCGCGCCAGCGGTGCTCGCACGAAGAAGGTTTCCACCGCTGCTGCCCCCGGCGGTGTCGCCGCACTGTTGAAAGCAAAGAAGCCGACCGTGTCGGGGCTATCCCGCAGAGGATTGTAAAATGGACGCGCAAGCCTCACCGTTCCTTCTCGGAACGCAAATCCAATACGCGTGGGATTCCACCTCGCTCGGGTATCTGAAAACCTGCCCGCGGCTGTACGAACTCACCATGATCGAAGGATGGAGCCCCAAAGATGAATCGGTACATCTCCGCTTTGGTCAGGAGTATCATGCCGCGATCGAAGATTATGACAAGCTACGAGCAGAGGGACGAAGCTTCGCGGACGCTGTACGTGAGTCTGTTCAACGGCTATTGCTACGCATACGCGATTGGGACGCAGATGTCACAACAAGAGCGGGTCAATATAAGAATCCACGTACACTTGTGCAACTGGTCATTGACTACTTCGATGAGTACAAGAATGACCCTGCTACAACGTATATTCTCGGGAACGGCAAACCCGCAGTGGAGCTGAGCTTCAAGTTCGAGCTTAGCTGGGGGCCCGGCGTCACCGCAGGTGATCGAAGCAAACAATATATCAAGAATCCAAATGATCCGCAAGGCATTATTGAGTTTTCACAACCGTATGTCCTCTGCGGCCATCTCGACCGCGTCGTCGACTACGGCGGCAGCCTCTTCGTTCTCGACCACAAGACCACGACCACAACCCCGTCCTCGTACTACTTCGACGGCTTTAACCCCAACAACCAGATGACGCTCTATACCCTCGCGTCGCAGGTCGTCTACAAGACTCCCGTCAAAGGCGTGATCGTCGAAGCTGCCCAAATCCTGCTTGAAAAGCCGAATAAGTTCGAACGAGGCACGTCGTTCCGAACGCAAGACCAACTCGACGAATGGGTGTACCACCTCGAATATTGGCTCAGCCAAGCTGAAAGCTACGCAGTCGCAGGCCACTGGCCCATGAACGATACCGCGTGCGATAAATTCGGCGGCTGTCGCTTCCGCGGCATCTGCTCGAAGAGCCCACAGGTCCGCGAGACTTGGTTGAAAGGGGAGTTCGTCAAGCTCCCACTCGAAGAGCGTTGGAACCCTCTCAAGCCACGGTGATGCATGCTTGAAAAAACCTCACGCGCAATTCTGCCGCTGCTGAAAGCTCGCGTAACCGCGATCACCGAAGGTGGTTTCATCATCACCTTCGGCTTCGACCACGGGTCCCCGACCACGATCAAGATCGTAACCGACACGCGGGTCTTCGACCTGCACGATGGTGACCTCGTCACACTTTACACGGAAGTTTTGCTAAAATCAGCAAAAGGAAATGGATAATGACTGACAAAGAAACTATTGAAATGATGCAACGTTGCTTACATGAGATTGAAATGCAACGTCAGCAGATAAACCTCCTAACACCACGGGCCGATGCTTACGAGATAGTAAGTATTATCGCACGAGGACTAAGCCCTCGACAAGGTGGTATGGTATCAGAAGACATAGTTTGGCGTTTACGCAAGAAAATTGAAGAGCTTCAACCAAAGCCGAACCCTGAGAGAGAATCCTGATGCCATCCCTCGCCAACCACCAGTCTAACGACTTCACGAAGCTTTTGCTTCTCGGCGACGCGAAGTCCGGGAAGACTTCCTCACTCGTTTCACTCGTCGCCGCAGGCTACAAGCTCCGCATTCTCGACCTCGACAACCTGCTTGATCCGCTAAAGGAACAGATTCTCGCGCACTGTCCTGACAAGATCGACAACGTCGAATACGTCACCCTCCGCGACAAGCGCAAGGCTGGTGCCCAAGGTCCCGTCATAGACGGCAACCCGAAGGCATTTGTAACCGCTTGCAAAATGATGGATCAATGGAAATACGATGATATCGATCTTGGTCGACCTGACTCCTGGGGGCCTGACTGTATTCTCGTCCTCGACTCGCTATCCAGATTCTGCGATGCTGCGTACGACTTCCGGGATACTCTCACTCCTGTCGGTAAGACCGGCGAAAAGGACGGCAGAGCCACCTATGGTGACGCCCAAGACGCCGTCGAAAGCACCCTCGCACACCTGACTTCGTCGAACTTCAAAACGAACGTCATCGTGATCTGCCACGGCCAGTACATGGAACTCCCCGACGGGAAGAAAATCTTCCCGCAGGGCGTAGGGCAGAAGCTCTCTCCGAAAATTCCGCAATACTTCCCGGTCTACGTCCGGGTTGTAAACAAGGCCGGGAAGCGGAGCTTTCAGCTTGAGAGCAGCGCCCTGATCGACCTTGCTTTCCCGAAGCTGGACGCAGTGTCGAAAGACCTGTCCACCGACGACGGTCTCGCAAAGCTGTTCGCAGCGCTACGCGGGGCACCGGCGAAGCCGAAATCCCTCACCTTAAGGAGAGCATAATGCAACCGCAAACCGCAACCCAAGCTATGTCTCGTATCGACAACGACATCTCCATCCTCAAGCGTCATATAGAAATCGTTGATGCGATCACTGCAAATATCATGCGCCATGCACAGACGCTAGGCTACTTCCAGAACAGCAAACTTGATACTAACATAGCCCCGTCGCCTGTCATCACCACTCTCGCCGACGCTTTACAGGCCCTTGAGAAATCACTCGATCACTGCTCAGGCACACTCAACGTCTTCGATTGAGCCGCCGCGGCAAGGACTGGTTCCCACCCAAACCCATAAGGAGAAAACCCAGAAAGCAGAAAACCCATAAACTCGTAAACCCACAACTTTCCCTTTTCAAGGAATCCTCAATGTCAAATCTCGCAGACATCCTCAACAAACCCGCGACCGATTTCAACTTCCCTCCGCCACTCCCCGTCGGCGGTTACCACTGTGTGGTCGCGGGTCTACCCGAGCAGATCGAATCGTCCGAGAAGAAGACGCCCGGCTTCAAGTTCACCCTGAAGCCGATCGCGATTCTCGAAGACGTCGACGCCGACGAACTCGAAAAGCTCGGCGGGCTCGAAGGCAAGACGATTCCGCACACCATGTGGATTTCCCAAGACGCCGGCAAGCAGGAAACGACCGTCGCAATGCTTCGCGAATTCCTCGAACATTGCGGCATCGACCCGGAGGGCAAGTCCGTCATGGGCATGATCGACGAAGTCCCGAATGCGGAAGTCGTCGTGTTCATGAAGCATGAGCCGCTTCGCGGACGCGATGGCTTCCGAGCCGTGGTCGCGAAGACTGCACCGGTTTCCCAGGAGTAGAACATGCACGAGTCAACATACGAATACTTCAAGCCAACCGACGCGCAGATCGAGACCATGACCAAGATGCGTTCAGCAGCCAAAGCCTATGGTGAAGCTCTTGAAGCGCTCCTTCCTGACGGTCCTGACAAGACCTTTGTGATTCGCGCTCACCGCAGCAACGCCATGTGGGCCAACGTCGCAATCACTCGGTTGCCCGACGGCACACCGCGTAGCTAGCCTTCTCCCCAAACTGGCCGGGCGCAAATGCCCGGCCATCTTTTTCGAGGTCCCCAATGCAACGCCCATCCGCATTTAGGCTACCAGACAACATGATCAATGAAATCGAACGTGAAGTGCAAGCCACCACGCAGCCCCGCCTACCGCTGCTTGAAGAGCGTGAGCACACGCACGGTTCTTTCGAAGACAACGCGATCATTTCCCAATCGCTGAAGTCAGCGTTCCGCTCCACGCCTAAATGGAGCAAGCTCACCGAGATCGAGCGCGAAGCAATGGACATGATCGCGTGTAAGTTCTCGCGGATTCTGTCCGGAAAGTCTATGCAAAAGCAGCATTGGGAAGACATCGTCGGCTACGCAAAGCTAATCGAAGAGAAGTGCTTCTGATGACCAACGAAGAATTCGCACAGTTGGCTTCTCGATCACGGCTATAAATCCTGGGCGTAGCTGATGTATCCTTCAAAACCCATACTTTTTGTGGGCGAAGCAAAAGGCGAAGCCGAAGCGAAGCTGGGCGTCGACTTTGTTGGTCCTAGCGGTATCGAGCTTCTTCGTATGCTCAACGAGAGCGGCGTGATTGAATTCACCCACTCCGACACGGAATACATCCGACGATATTACTCTTCGGGTGACTCCCGCCATATCGACAACATCTGGAGGCTTCATGCCGACGAAGTCCGACGGACCAACGTGTTCTCAGAACACCCACCCGGAAACAAACTCGAACACTTCTGCGGCAGCAAGGCCGAAGGCATACCTGGATTCCCTGCGCTGCTCCCTTCCAAATACGTTCACCGCAGGTATGTATCCGAGTTGGACCGCCTTGGCGATGAAATTATTTCCCTTGATCCTAATCTCATTGTTGCTTTGGGCAACTCTGCTCTATGGGCTCTATGTGGCCGCACCGGTATTGCTAAGCTTCGCGGTACGACTTGCATCAGCACTCATACAGTTGCTGGATACAAACTTCTTTGTGCATATCATCCCGCTGCGGTGATCCGCCAGTGGGAGCTTCGCCCGACCACGGTCGCGGACCTCAGCAAAGCTGTCCTCCAACGGGAGTTCCCCGATGTACGCCGTCCCCCATGCGAAATCTGGATCGAGCCAGACCTCGACGACATCGAATCATTCTTCCATACGTATTGCCAAACAGGCACGCTCATTTCTTGCGACATTGAAACCTCAGGCACGCGTATTACATGCATGGGCTTCGCTCCCCGACGGGACCTTGCGATTGTTATACCGTTCGATGACGCCAGAAAGCCGGGCAAAAGCTATTGGCCGACTGCGGATTCTGAACGACGCTGTTGGGAGCTTATACGTACGGTTCTTGAGGATCGCGGAATCGGAAAGGTGTTCCAGAACGGGCTCTACGACATCGCGTTCCTACTGCGCAGCTATGGAATCCGAACCTTCGGGGCCCAGCATGACACCATGCTGCTTCACCACGCCTTGCAGCCGGAAGCCCTGAAGGGACTGGGTTACCTCGGGAGCATGTACACCGATCACGGACCGTGGAAGTCCGAACGCAAATCAACAGAAACGATCAAGAGGGATGAGTGAGGATAATCCGCACACATGAACGATCACCCAATGATGAAATCTCCGGAATGGAACGCGAATGGATTTATAACGGGCTCGATTGTGCTGTTACCTACGAAGTCCTCGAAGTCCTACTACCGCAGTTGGACGATCACACCAGACAGACGTATAATTTCTCTCGGGCACTACAAGGTCCTGCACTTGAAATGCGACTGCGGGGCGTGCTTGTGGATCAGAGTCGAAAAGCTGAAGTCATCGATGAGTTCTCGGAGACGCTAGAGCGGCTCGAAGCCCAGCTAGAACGTATCGTCCTCGACGGCGTCGGGATGACTCGGTTCAACTGGCGCAGCCCAGACGATCTGAAGATGTTGTTCTACAATAAGCTGGGCCTGCCCGAGGTGCGAAGCAAAGGCCGTGTGACCGTCGATCGCAAAGCGTTAGAGAAGCTGGAAGCCTACTTGATCGCCAGACAAATCGTACTACACATCCTCGCAATGCGAGATATAGGAAAGAAGATCAGCGTCTTACGCACGGAGATTGATCCCGATGGGCGTATGCGAAGCTCTTATAATATTGCTGGCACTAACACTGGTCGGTTCTCTAGTAGCTTTAGCGAATTCGGTACGGGTGGAAACCTCCAGAACGTTGAGGAAAGCCTCCGAAGCATCTTCATCAGCGATCCCGGATTTAAATTCGCCAAGTTCGACGCGAAGTCAGGGGAATCCTACTGCGTCGGAGCAACAGAATGGAACCTATTCAAAGATGGGAGATACTTAGATGCTGTTGAATCTGGAGACATCCATACGGCAGTTGCTAGAATCTGTTGGCCTAACCTCCCTTGGACGCATGATATTAGGCGAGATAAAGATATCGCAGAGCGACCATACTATAGACACTACACTTACCGTTTCATGTGCAAAAAGCTCGGACACGGTTCCAACTATGGTGGTGAACCCACCACCCTCGCAGGACAAACCAAGCTCCCCGAGCCGATCGTCCAGCGATTCCAGCCAGTGTACTTCACTGCTTTTCCTTCCCACCTATCATGGCATGAATGGGTTGGAATTGAGCTTCGCAAACGAGGATATCTTATCACGCTTACTGGAAGAAAGAGGTGGTTCCTTGGTAGACGCAGTGATCCGGCTACCCTACGGGAAGCTATTGCATATGACCCTCAAGGCTCTCTAGCCGACATCGTCAACCGCGCCATGCTCCGCATCTGGCTCCGCGGAATCGCAATCCAAATGATGCACGATCACGATGCCCTCACCTTCATGTACCCGGAGGACCGCGAAGCCGAAGTCGTGCCTATTCTATCCGAAGCCCTTCTCGAAGACATTCCTCTTTCCCACGGCAGGACATTGCGCATCCCCTATGACTGCAAAACAGGTTGGAACAAAGGCGACTTCCATGCATCAACGAATCCCGATGGCCTTAAAGACTACATCGGGGAAGACAAACGGCGACGCACGCCGCAAGTGCGCCTCTTGGATCGAGTCATTCGTGCAAAGCACCGCTCGGCTTGACAGCCCGGAGGTCTTCCGACGCTGGTCAGCAATCACGACAATCGCAGCAGCGCTGGAACAACGGGTCTGGATGGTTACCAACCGCGGAGTGTTGGTTCCCAACGTGTACTGCTTCCTCGTGGCGCACCCCGGCGTCGGCAAGACGATCACGATCTCCGAGAGCGAACGGTATTATATGCAAATCCCCGAGCCGCATAAGGCTCCAACGTCGATGACCGGCGCCAGCATGATCGACGCACTTGCGAAAGCAAAGCGTTTCATCCCCACAGCTAAGGACCCGAGGGACCCTGCTGGGCTCGCCCCGTTAGACTACAATTCCATGTTCATCACCGCGGATGAAATCACCGCGTTCATGCATAAATACGACGACGAAGTCATCGGCAACATGTCCGCGTTCTACGACCCACGGGAGTACGGACACGAGCGGCGCGGGAACGATATCAAGATCAAGATTAAGAACCCACAGCTGAACGTGCTCTGCGGCACGACCCCATCGAATCTTATGAAGCTTATGCCAGAGAACGCATGGGAGCAGGGGTTCACTTCCCGTGTCGTGATGGTATTCTCAGACGAAAGGAAAATCGGAGATGACTTTGCTAAGGTTGACACTTCGCTCAATAGCGATCTCGTCCATGATCTTCGTTGTATATCTTCAGCTATCGGGGAATTCAAAGTTACCTCCGGATACCAAGACGCCGTCAACGAATGGCGAGCTGGAGGTGAGCTTCCAGCCGTCACCCATCCAAAGCTTCTCCACTACAGCACACGCCGTCGCGTTCACATCTACAAGCTCAGCATGGTCAGCGCAGTCGACAGGAGTGACGTGCTACTCCTCACCCGCGATGACTTCAATCGTGCTCTTGCCTGGCTCATAGAAGCCGAAGCCAGCATGGCGGACATCTTCCTTGCTGGCGCTAGCAACGCGGACCAGAAGGCCATCGACGAAATCCATCACTACGTGATAACCTCCTGCGTCGGCGGTCGCAAGATATCCTCGCAACGCATCGTCAACTTTGCCAAGGCACGGATTCCCCTCCACTCTGTCGAGCGCGTTATCACAGTCATGGAAAAGTCCGGCTTGATTTGCCAAGCCGGACTTGATCCGCGGAACAAGAACATGATCCTCTACGCTCCTGGCGTACTCGGCACCGGGATCGACCCTACTGGGGAGCTTCCCCTCGATGGTTGATACTCATCGTTGATGCTTCACCAGCCTTAATCCCACGGGCGAACGCCTCCTTGTCAGTCGACGCGACCAGCGCGTCTTTCATGCTATTCGTCGCCTTGTGGATATCACTCAACGCACGCCCATTGCGGAACGATTGCACTGCTGCAATCAACGCCGCGATCCCGTTGAACAAAATCCCAAGGCCTAGGATAAGTTCACCCGCATCATTCGCTGTCATTTTGGATACTCTCCATTCACACCGCGATCACCTTGTATCCATCCACGCCCACGCTTGAGTTCATCAATCGTCTTCCAGAGAAACTCAATCTCTTTCTTCTGCACTGAGATAATGCCAAGAACCTCGCTGATGCTTTCCGCTATAGTTCTCAGGCCTTCTATTTCCTTTTTCATGGCGTTCACACTTTCGGTAAATGCGCCGGTTTTAAAGGCGAATACCAATACTGTGCCAATCAGAGAAGCTACGACTAGGATATCCCCGAAGCGGATGTTCCAATCAATCATGACACTACCCCATTCCCCCGCTAAAGCCCAGGCAACATCGTAGCAAGTCCGGCACCGCCGGAGATAACAACTCCCATGAACTGCACCACGTCCATCTTCACCATGTTCGCGACTGGCGAACACGCCGTCATGAAGGGTGCGGATGGCTGCAACGCATTGCGGATTTCCACAAGCCGTTCGAAGTCCGTGACTAGATGGATCGATGGGAGCGCAATCGGGGAAGTACCACCAACAGCAGTCTGCTGCGTGGTGATGATATCAATCCATGCTTGGTAGCACGGCGCTGTTACGTTAGACCCTGTGGCCTTGGCCAGCGCCAGCGCGTATTCCAAGTCAGGCAAAAGCTTCGCATCGAGCGCCTGCAAGAGATCGAATGGCAGATCGCCAGTGGCAGGCACGCCAGTCTGTTTCGTGAAGTCTTGCTTCAGCTTGTTGTTAAACTGCGTCAGCGGATCGGGCCTCTTCGTCTGGCCATAAGCCGATGTGCTAAGCACCAGCGCTAGCATCGCAATGATAAGCTTCCTCACTTCGTGTCCTCCACTGCGGCCAGCACTTCCGTCAGCGCCGCAGCGATCTGCGCATCACTGACCATGTTGCTGTAGTTGATAAACCCAGTTGAATGAGCCACCACGATCGCTCGCGCTGCGGCTATCGCCTGTTTCATTTGTTCATCTGTGAGTGTCATGTTAACCTCCAAGGATACCGTTGATTAGGAACCCGGTGGATACCGAGCCCGGTGGGCACCAGTGCCAGAAGAAGTGTACCGCAAGGCCGCCAGCGAACATGCCCATGAGCCATATGCTCAGCGGCCATTGCGAACCGATGGTGTACACGAAGTGCGATAGCGTGTTCTCACGCTCCGGATGCTTGAACGCATAGCCTTCCAGCACGGCGAAGACTAAGATAGCGACTAGCGTCGCGATGATCCAAGGCATATCCATTACTGCGTTTCCTTAATCGCTGCGACGATCTTCGGCGTGGCCGCAATCACGTCGGGGTTATTCGGCAAAGCCTTCGCAGACTCCGCATCGGTGACAACAGTCGTGTTCTTCAAATGCCCGACGGTGTCTTTAAGAGACTGTGCTCGGGTTACCAGCACTGGCCATAACACTGTACCTACTGTGACAACGCCCGTGAGGATCGTAGTCCAATCGGTCAGTGACAGCCCAAGGTATCCCTTGCCTGCAAGGTACCCTGCACCAATACCGACCAACGTCGCTGCTGTAGTTTGCAACTGCGTCTTGTTGGTTACGCTGTTAGTCATAGACGCAACTGAGGTCGGCTGTTCTGCGCTCATCATACCATCGGCTCCTTTTTCACCATGCCTAAAGATGCAATCTCGCATCGGTCGTTGCGACCGAACCAGTCCGACTGGAACTTCTTCTGGCTCGGATCGTGATTGATAATCGCTTGATAGAACCTACGCTCGTTGTCGTGGAACAATTCGATGATCGAGATAAGGTCGATGATGTCTGCGACTGCCTTGTCCGTCTGTGGTCCCCAGACACCGTCTACGGGAATGCTTAAGCATTGCTGAAGCAATCGAGTACCACGACCAGGTCCGCCGTTCACGTTGATGTTGAACACGGACAGGTTCAACCCCGGCGGCAGCACTGCGCAATGTGGAAGCCAGTAGCTGGTCCAATAGATTTCTCGATATTCATCGGAGGTGATCAATCGCACCGACTGCAACGGAAGCCCTTTGCTGTGCCGGTATACGTTATACTCGGATTGAATAATCCCAAAGTTAGTGGCTCCGCCATGGTCACCGGGAGTGTTGGAATACCCACCCTCTTCGCGTAGCACGAACGGTAAGCACGCTTCAAACGCTGGACTGGTCTGCATCACTTGCTCCTTTCTGGTCTATCCTCCGGGGCACGGCCTCGCGCCAGCCCACGGAATACATTCTGCACGCTCTTCGGGTGAGCCTGCCGGTTTGCGTAATCCATCCCGAACTGTACTACGTTACCCAACTGCTTCGGTACCGCGCCGGTCATGATCCCAACCGCGGTCATGAAGTCCTTAACTGTCTTCCCGGCGTTCTGTCGATTGATCGCATCGCGCCCTTTCATGATGTCCTTAACCGGGCCTTGCAGATCGGCAATCGCCGAAGGCAACATGCCGATACTTGGGCTCTGCCCGGTTTGCATCGCGTGGTACATATCGCGGATGTAAACCAGCGACGAAGCGATGTTGCCGAACATAAGCTCGAAGAGCCGTGCGCCTCCGGACTTATGATCCTCCGTGAGCGCGTACGTCGCGGCCTCTTCCCAGAGTCCTACGGACACCATATACGTGAGGTAATCCGCCATGATCCCCGGGACCTTGTCAGACGCCTTGCGAAGCTCACCGTCTTTGACGAGATCGTATGTGTCATTGACCTTATGCATGGTCTCTACCATGCGCTGAAAGCGTTCGCCCATGAAGCCGTAGACGGAAGTCATCCAGCCGTGAAGGCTGCCGCTCTGCCGTACGATCTCGGGTTTATTGCTCCATGCAGTCGAGCCGTGCTGACGGCGCACGTCCGCATTCGCGATATCAATCGCATCGCGAATGTTCGGGTCCTCGCGCAGCGCCTTCTGGAAGCTACCGATCCATAAGGCTTTCGCAGAAAACATATCCGACTTCGCCACCATCCACTGACCCGCTTGGATCATCTTCTCGCGGATCGAGAGATCGTTATTCAATCGCAGATCGTTCCCGCCGAAGGTCTCCTGCCAATGACGCTCACGGCGTTGGAGTTCCTCCGAGTTCTTCAACGCGAACTCGCCCCAAGGGTTGCCATCCGCAGCGCGTTCGCCAAGCCATTGCTGTTTATACGCGTTTAGGAAATCGGTCCCGCCAGCACGCAGCGACATGAAGAACGCTGTCGGCGCATGCTTCATCGGGGTGCTCGGGTTGAACCCGATATAGGTACTCATCGCGTTCCCGCGCAGGTACTCGGACCACTGCTCCATCCGCGCCCAGTTCGCTGAAGGCATTGCAGCTTGCCCGGCCATGTCCCGCAGGAATGGCACCATCAAATCCGAGTACTCCTTCCCGTAATGCTCCGTGACCGCGTTGAGAAACCGCGGATTCTTCAGCACCTTCTGAGCATCCAGCACAATCTCGCGATGCGTGATATCATGAATCATCTGCGACAGCCGTCCTGGCAGGGACCCGAACCCAAGATCGACCGGATACACCGCGCCAGTCCGAGACTTCGTGTAACCATTGCTGGTCATGATATGCCCGAAGTTCGTGTCGTTGTAGGCTCCGCCACGAACCTTCTGGTGCTCACCGTACCAGACCTGATCCGGGATCAACGGATGGTACCAGCCTTTCAGGCTCAGCGGCGCTTCGCCGTCCGGGAACTCGATCTCAAACGGCGTTAGCGGGAGCTTATCAAGTGTATACCCATTCACGCGTTCTTCGACCCTGTCAGTTTCCTTCACGATCTCGTTGAATATCTTATCCCCCATCGCTTGGGCTCTCGCCCAGTCGTCCCGCGACGAGTTTGCAACGACCCAATCCCAGAGTTCACTCGGCTCGGCCGCGCCCCAACCTTTAGCCATCTTGATGAAGTTGCTCTTGTTCCCCATGTTCTGGATCATGCCGAGCAGGTTCTCTCTGGTGAACCCGGGATACTTCCATCCTTCCAACATCGGCGGAGGCGTTAGCCTTTTCGAGAGGTCCCCATAGTCACCGACCTCCTTCCACGCGGACACGATCTTCCGCTCCCACGCGGCCTGCTCGTTGTCGCCCTGCGAGAATCGGTACATCATCTGATTGAAGAACCCACGACGGTTCCCGCGATCGAACCGGTTCAACACCGTAGGCATAGCCGTACTGCGTGCAATGAAGCTACGTGCAAGCCCGGGCTGCTCGCCGTATTCTACCGGCTTCCCATCGAAGGTTTCCAACTGGCTCACGGCCTGATCCAGCGCAGCTTCTATCTCGACCTTCTCACCTTCCTTGCCATACTGGCGAATGTCTCGGCCGTTCGCCACGAGCGAATCGATCATTCCTTTGAACTGCTTGAACTCTTCATATGTCAGCTTGCCAATCGGCTTGCCAAAGTTCGGATCAAGCGCGGCTTCTGCCACCGGCAGGTCGCGGAGCCCATAGCTGCCCGCGAGGTGTTCCTCTGCGAATTGCGCGATAGTCTGCCCGCGGAGGTTCTCTTTGATATTATCCCAGCTACGCGAGCCGCCGTAGCCAACGCGGCGCAGCTGATCTTGGATATGGTTCACGAACTCCGGTTCCACCGTCTTCGGCGGGTCCTTCTTCGAATAGCGCTTCGCGACCTTGTCTAACGCGCGCTGCTCCTTCTCGTAGGTGTTCGCCCACTTTGCTTGCAGCGTCGCGTTATGCTGGCGCTGCTTGGCCTTAAAGGCCTCTTGGAAATCGCCCTTGAGCAGTGCTTCCTGCGTCTCATCCCCGGCTTTGCCAGCGGCTTTCAGCCAAAGCTTGCTCTCGATTGACTCTGTCGGGGTGTTCAGGAACGCATTGCGTAGCTCTCGCACCAGCGCGCTGCGCTCGATCGGCATGGTAATCCCAGCTTGCTCGGCGAGCGCGACCGTTTCCTCATGCAGGATATCAATCTGATTTTGCGACAGCGCGCGGTCCTTCGCATCTTCGAGGATGTTCTTCTGGAGGAAACCGAACTGCGCCTCCATTCGGCGCTGAACTTCGGACTCTGTCAGTTGCTTCATGTACTCCGTATGCGTTAGCCCAAGTTCCTTGCGGGGCGCAGCCACCTCTGCGAGGTGCTCCACGAGGGCGTCGCCTGACGGGTACCCGAAGTAACTCGCGAGGTAATCCGCGGAGACCGCATTGGTGCGACGCATGTATTCCTTCGGAAGCAACTCCCGATTCCGCTCGCTCAGCGACATCGGATCGATCTTGAGGTCCCCTCCGCGTTGCGACATGAAGCGGTCCACAAGGACGTTGGGCTTCTCGTCCATCTCGGTGTCAACCTGTTCGCGAACCGCCTTCTCGTTCTCTTTCCATTCCTTCGTCTGCGTTCGCCGCTCGCGGTCGTATGCGGATTCGAAGTCCGCTTTGAGGTCGGCCTCATGGCGTTGCTCAATGAGTTTCATATACCGCTTGTAGATGTCCTGCCGGATGCCAATCGCCTTGCCTTCCATAAACGGCGGACGGATCGTAATCTTATCAGGACCTATATCTTCCTCGGGCTTTGCCGCTAGCTCCTTACCAGATGGCCGCTCTCCCGGCTCCCTATTGCCAATCTCGCCCGAATCGACCTTCTCGAAAATCTTCTCCCATGATAAATCATGCCCGAAGAGTTCTCCAATCCGCTGCCGCAGGCCTTCGAAGAACTCTTTGACCTTCTCAAAGATTCCATGAACCTCCTTTGGCATAGCCGATCCGCCATGCCAATCCATGAAAGCTTCCGCGATCGATTCCTCACTGAGGTTCGCTTTTGGGAAATTCTTCCAGCGATCCGCAACGTCGTACTTTTCCATCCAGCGTTGATCTTGCGATGCCTTTTCCAGCGTAGCCCATTCCTTGTCTGTGAACAGTCCAAGGTTCCGCAAAGCGTGGATGGACTCATGTCGAGCAGTGCCGATAGGATCAGGGCTCCGTAAGGAGACGATGATCGAACGCATGTTCGGTAAATAACCGCCTTCGACATCCCCGCCAGCAGAGGTGACCCTATGCGCTACATCGGAGATAGCATCCGGAACAATCCGGCGAAGTTCGGAAAGCACCATCTGACCCATTGGCGAATCTGCCGCAAGGCCTTTGCCTTCCTCATGGAACAGCGCACGTGCGCCTTGTCCGAGTTCTTCCCAGTTCTGCGTGAGCAAGCTCTTGAAGTATTCATGCTGACGCGGGTCCATGAGGTCCTCAGGGCGGACCTTGATCGTTGTAGGGCCTGTGGCCCCTGCACGTTCACGCGCACCGCTGATGCGGAATCCGCCGATCTCTTCGAGATTTGGATAAGCTTCCTTGAGTTGACGGATCAGACTCCGCGTCAGCGCTGGCCCAAAGGCATTAGGACCAAAGCCAAGATGTTCAAAGCCGCCGATGTTCGCAATGTAAAGCTGCTTGCCATCCGAACTCGGTGATGCTTCAAGGTACCCAATGCTTTTGCCGTTCTCGTCTAGTATCCGAAATTGATCCTTGCCCTCAGCAATCTTGCGAGCTTCATCAGGTGTACGCTTCTCAAGGGACATCTTACGGTCCCCGACCGAGAACATTGGCTCCAGTCCTGCGGAGCCTCGCACGACTTGTGTCGGTGCTTCCAGCGTGTAGCCGCCTTGCGGCTTCTCGATCTGTGGCTCTTCCGGCGCAGCCTCTTCCTTGGGCTTGCCTTCGGCAACGGCCTCCGCCTCGCGCAGCGTGAACCCATGGTCCCTGACCAAGATATCATCCCGAAGTTCCTTATGAACCTCCGGGTCCACCTTCGCCGCGTAGTCTCTTAGAGGAACATCAATATACCCACCAGAACCAGCGGTAGCGTCAAGTCGATCAGAAAGATTAGGTACCCATCCAAGGACGTTGTCATCCACTTCCGGACGGCTTTCGCCATAGAGTCTCGCGATTGCATTTGCGTCTATCCTTATCTTGGCTTCGCCGACATGATCGTCTGCGAAGTGCTCTGCGTAGAAATCGGGTGCGCGTTCTCGGGTCGCGGTAGCCGCGCTGTCTTTGACGACCGCGTCGAGCTTGGAGATATCATCTTTAGCTGCTGCCTTGTAGATCGAGTCAAGCCATGGATGGACACCAGTCGGTGGCATTTCACCGCGTTCCAAATAAGGCTTTGCCGCATTGACCGCTCCTTTGATCAGCGAAGCTTGCTCTGGCGACGGCATCCCGTGCCGCCCCGACAGGCCCATGCCTTCGGCCTCGATCATGCCTGCAAGGTCTCGCGACAGCGAATCGCCGTTAAGGCCTAACGCATCCGCACCGGCCTTCGTCCGCGCACGCACTAGCTCGGCCACACCGCGTATCGCGCCGCTAACCGCACGGAGCCCGGCCTCCGGGATCATCGTCGTAGCCCCAAGCACCGCCGCGGACATCGGATACTTAGCGGGATAATCCCCCATCCATGAGCTTAGAGGTTCCTCACCGAATCCTTCCTTCACGCCCTGCGCTGCTTCGGAGAACCCTGTGGTTAGGTACTTACTCGCAGCGGAGACCGCACCGGGATACATGAACTTGCTAAAGCTTTCGCTAGCCTGATCCAGCGACGCGACATCGTCATGCGAAAGCTTCGCGGACATCGCGTTGTTCAGGAAATAATTCTGCAAGAAGCGATTGCTTGCGACAAGGTCGCTGTTCAACAGCGCTTTATGCTGGAACTCGAAGCTCTTCACATCCGGATAGATCGTCTCGGGCGGGACGCCCGTTGCAGACCCAAGCTCAAGCGCACGCGCTGCGTCATCCGGCGAGTCCTCGGGGGTAACCCCCGCAACGTTGTTCCTCGCTTGGCGCCGCTGCCACTCGAAGAAGTCCGCTGGATCATTCTGAAGGTTTAGCGGCTCGTCCATACTTCTCTTTCAGCGTCATGCGGACATAGTCCCTGCGGATTTGCATATCGGTCGGCTCGGGTTCCCCACGCTGGACGCGGTCCGCGATCGCTGCTTTGCGGAACGCTGGGGTGGGCTCCACCAGCTTCGTCTCTTCGGCCGCAGGGCCAAGCCCGAACCAAGTCTTATTCGTCTGCGATTGCATAATCAGCGGTGCGATTTTCTTCGTGACATCTTCCTGCGTGGCGGGTTTCCCGTGCTGGCTTTGCCAATCTTCCAGCGCTTGGTCCAAGGTCCCGACAAAGCTGTCAAAGTCTTCCGACGATTTCGGATTGCGGCGGTAAACGCCAAGAGCTTCTAGCTGTGCGCCATTCGCACCGCGGAGCCATGACATGGCACGCCAGACCCTAGGGTCCTCGTTAGGCTGCTTAAGAATCCGATCGCGTTCCGTAATCAGTCTACGACGTGCGCTCTCGGAGAGCGGTTCCTTATTCAAATCCATATCCATGAACGCGGTCCGCGTAGCGTCATCCGTGGCCTTGGCCATGCCCCAAAGCCGGGTGAAGTTCGCATCGTTCGCTTGGTTGTTCATCTGGTACGTGATCGCCTTCTGATCCTTTGCAGGAAGGTCGCTGTACGCTTTCGCGACCTGCGGATCAGCGAGCAGCTTCTGCGGAGTATCCGCACCGGCTAGCTGCGCCCCGGCGATGATTTGCTTATTCGTCCAGCGCGTGTTGTTCTCCGCAGAGACGCCCTGTCGGTACGCGTGGTCTACCGCGTCCACCGCGTGGCGTTCGTATTCCGCGTCGTCAGGGAATTCCTTCTGCGCGCGGGTCCGCGCCATATCCTGCATGTCTTTCAGCGACAGCGTTTGCTCGCCCTCTTTCAATCCGGACTTGTAGATATCATCCGCAAGATTGGCGCTGCCGATCGCGTTGCGGTACGTTCGCACCTTCGCTTCAGTACGATTGTAATCTTCCTCCGTCATCGACATCCGCTTCGCGTCGAGTTCATCAGCGGCGCTAACGGGGTCCTTCTGTGCCTGATGCGCGATCTGGTTCGCGAACAGTGCAGAATTGATAATGAATTGCTTCTCCGGCAGCGAATCCATCGTGCCGGTCTGACGAGCCTTTTCGGTCTCCAGTGCAAACACTTTCGCACGCATTTGCTCACGCAGCACGGGGTCATCCGTATTCGCTGCCATGCCTGCGGCTACCGTCTGCCTCTGCGTGATCGCATCGAGCGCGGCGATTTTCGCCTGTTGGCCCGCGTGCCCCGCACCGTTGAAGATGGTCCGACCCATTGTAGATAACGTCTGGGAGTCGTACATCTTCTGCGTCATCTGATTCGTTAGCGTTCCGCCGATACGCTCGCGTTCATCCTTTAGGTCTTGGATATACTTCGGAAACGCTTGGACTGCATCTTGCCCCTGCCTCGCAGAGAACTGCGCGTGCAGCAAACCGGCCTTCTCCATATACGCCGCGTCAGCCTTGTCTACCTCCGCACGATTTTGCAAATCTTGAAATTCAGTCGCGCGTTGCCAGATTTTATCAGAGCTTTGCTCCACAGCGCCGCCGAGGCCGGAGATGGCATGGGCCACGGCTCCGCCAAACGCTTCGATCGGAGTGGAAACCGAGACTTCGGGCGTGCCCTGCGGTGAAGGGACTTGGTCGGGGGTGAGGCCGGGAACGGTGGGCATTAGTACAAGCTCCCCGTTATGTCAAAGGCACCACCGCCACCAGCGCCAGCAGTGCTTGCATTGCTACCACTTGCGCCAAACTGCCCGGTCTTCGACCCTTGCAGCCATTTGCTAGCGACTGAGGTCACGCCACCGATAACCGAGGTGATCGCGCCTAGAGTACCCGCGGTCCGCGATTGGCTCGCCGCTTGCGTATCCATCTGGGCTTCCGCACCGGCTTCCGCACCCTTTACCGCGTAGCCGTAGGCTTGCTTCTGCGCATTCCATTGAATCGTCTGTTGGTTAAACTGCCCCGCGTCCACCTGCGCAGTGCGCGTAGCGGCAGGACTTCCGCTGTTCACATCAAGGTCCCCTGCGGCTTGCGCAACTTTAGTCGCACCGATCTGCTGTGCGTCTTTCAGACCTTCCTCTTCGCTGGCTACGCCGCCGGATTGCACAGCCCATGACGCATTTTGCGTCTCAACTTGTTGATTGATCTGCGCCACGCCAGCTTTGTACATATACATCGATGAGCTTGCAGCACCGCTGCTTGCAGCACCAGCCGCTCCGAGGATGCCTCCAGCCGCAGCACCACCCGCGGCAATAAGACTTAAGGTTACCGGATCAGCCATTCTTCCTCCGGATCGTAAACGCTCTCGCGCCCGCTTGCGGCGCATCGAATTCTGCACCGAGCCAACGGAGCCAGCGCTGCGCTTTCTCGTTCCCTACAACGCAGTGGCCAACGATTCGGTTATACTGCGTCAGCATCCGCTGAACCTCAATCTGGCTTCGCCGAATGAACACGAACTGATGCTCGGCTAGCGCCTCGGTGTTATACATCCAAAGGTACGCGGTGTCCGAGAACACGCTAGGTGGGATCAGTCCCCAGCAACAGACAAGCTTATCATCGATATATCCGGACCAGACTTCGCCGGAGAGCTTCTGACACAGCTGCATCATATCCGCATATCTGTCTGTAAGCATCGCGCCAGTCGCAAAGGAAATCAACGAGGTAATCGAACCGTCTACAACACGTTCCACGGATATCTTCATTTCGAATCGTCTCCCACGGTTATCTCGGGGATCACGCCGAGGATCGTGGCCGGGTACGGATTCGGCTGCACGATGGAATACTGTCCGAATACATCCCATTGCGGATCGACGATCAGACGCACGTCGGAAGTGACAAGGCCGGTCACGACCGTGTTCGACATCGTTCCGACGTTGCCGAGTTCAGTATCCGCAAGCGGTACAGCCGTCGCGATGGTACGTCCAGCGGACAGCCCAAGGGCGTTAGCCACGCGCAGCGTAAGCCCTGAGACTTTCTTTCGCTTGCCTTGCACTGTGGGCTCACCGAGGTCTAACGGCAGCGTGGTGATGATCGGCAAGAAGCTCAGCCCAACAGTAACCACAGAAGCACTCGCGATATTAGTGAGACCCGCAGTTCCTCCAGGGCCAAATACGAATGTACCAGAAATGGGCATCGTGAAATTAATAACAGCACCATCAGCGACGCCGGTAACCACAGCGCCAGCAAGATGTTGCGCCCCGGAGAACGTGGTCGCGGCCACCGCATTGTATCCAATCCCCGCGTCTACTTGCCAAGACGAGATATAATCCGCAGGGTAGACAAGCTCCACGAATCTCTCGACGTACTGTACAGTCTGACCGTTAATCGTGCGTTGCACAATGTGGTACACAGCGTCAACCGCACCGATAGTCGGCGTCGTTTCCGTGATCGTCGCGACTGAGACAAAGCTCCCTTGCGTGATGCTATGCGCCCACGCGATCATTTCCTGTTCTTTCTGGAACGTCAGCGACAGCAATGTGCCGTCGTTACGATCGGCCCAGATTACCTTAAAGGGTTCTTCCGCGAATGCCCATTGCGTAAGCGTGAAACCGTAGAACAGATGCGAGGAAAGGACAGAGATGTCCGTGCCAGTGAAGATATTCGTATAGAAGTTATACGTGAGGTCTCGAACGATCGAGCCTTTGCTCTGCACGTAGAGGATATCATACGTTGCCACGATCGGCGGAAGGATCGACGAGCCGTTATACGCTTGCGGATTCGCGACAATCGAGGTCGCGCTGACGCCAGAGCCAGGGCTACCGCCGTTCAGCAACCATGCGCCCTTGTCCGTGAGGGTTATCAACCCTGCCTGCATTGGAACGAATGCTTGGATCGTGTTTAACTGCCCCGAGACTAGCGTCCCGGTGATCGCATTGTCCGGTTGCACAGGGTTCGTGGTATTGAAATTAAACGGCGCACCGGGCTGCGACATGTTGAACTGCGCTGGGGAGCCGACCGGCCCACCGAACACAGAGCGTTGTTGGAACAACCCCGGGACCGTAGGGTTACCCACCGACGGTGCGCCAAGCGTGGCCGTGGCCGTGGCGCCAGCCGGGTTGAAAACCACCGCGGGTGCGACTAGGTACCCGGTCCCGGGATTTATCAGCGTGATCGTTCGCACCGACCAGCCAAGTGAGAACGTTGCGTTAAAGCCAATTCCAGTCGAAGACACTTGTCCGACATTGCCTGATGGCAACGGACCGAAGTTGGCAATGCCAAAGGTGCCAATGGTGAACGAGGTAATCGCACCAAGAACGCCACCGACCACTCCGGTTACCACTAGAATCGACCCACCTTGAATCGTAACTTGGTCTCCGATTTCGTAATCGAAACCTCCGGAGACTAACGTCACGTTGGTGTTAATCATCTGCAACTGCGCAGTGGCATTAGTGCCGCCAGCAGGCGGTGCGCCAATCGTCACCGAAGGGAATTGCAAATAGACGCCGGAGCCAGTGGCGGTAAGATTCAACGTGGCTACGCCGGTCCCGGCGAATGGAAGCTGTGCTACTGGCGCTGGCTGAGAGAAGTCCGGATCGATATTCGAGTCCGCAAAGTTGGTTCCGGTGACGTTGCCAATGAAACCGAACATCGCACCAACGCCAACCACGGATGAATACGATGGCACGGCCTTGTAGACGTTGTAGCTGACCGCGTTCGCGACCGCGTTCCATGTCACGAAGTTAGTGCCGAGTAC